CCGAGTTCGATCAGATGCTTTTTTATCTCCCTCTCAGCGGCTCTGCTTTCAAGAAAGTTTATTACGATGAACTTCTTGACAGAGCCGTATCTAAATTCGTGCCGTCAGACGATTTGATAGTTCCATATACAGCTACATCATTAGAAGATGCAGAGGCTATAATACATAGATTAAAAATGTCAGAAAATGATTTAAGAAAAAAACAAGTGTCAGGTTTTTACAGAGACATAGAATTACAACCTGGATACACACAAGATACAGAAATTGAAAAGAAAGAATTAGAAATAGAAGGTGTTAGAAAATCAAAAGAAGAAAATGATTTTACAATTTTAGAATATCATGTTGATTTAGATCTAGAAGGTTTTGAAGATTTAGATCCAGAGACTGGAGAGAAAACAGGAATTAAATTACCTTACGTCGTAACATTAGATCAAGGTAGTAAAGAAGTTTTATCTATTAGAAGAAATTTTAAAATGGGAGACACATTTAGAAAAAAAATAGATTACTTTGTACACTTTAAATTTTTACCTGGTCTAGGTTTCTATGGCTTTGGTTTAATACACATGATTGGTGGTTTATCTAAAACTGCAACAGCAACATTAAGATCTTTAATAGATGCAGGAAGTTTTTCAAACATGCCTGCAGGATTTAAACAAAGAGGAATTAGACTCAGAGATGAAGCAGAGTCTATTAAACCTGGTGAGTTTAGAGACGTAGATGCTCCTGGTGGTAACATCAGAGATGCGTTTATGCCTTTACCATTTAAAGAACCATCAGGAACATTATTACAATTAATGGGTGTTGTGGTTCAAGCAGGTCAAAGATTTGCCGCAATTGCTGATATGCAGGTCGGTGACGGTAACCAACAAGCAGCTGTTGGAACGACAATTGCTCTATTAGAACGTGGCTCAAGAGTGATGTCAGCAATCCACAAAAGAATGTACGCTGCAATGAAACAAGAATTTAAATTATTAGCAGATGTGTTTGCACAATATCTACCACCAGAATATCCTTATGATGTTGTTGGTGCACAGAGAATGATTAAGCAAACAGACTTTGATGACAGAGTAGATATCATACCTGTTGCTGATCCAAATATATTTTCACAATCACAAAGAATTAGTTTAGCACAAACAGAACTACAACTTGCGATGTCAAACCCACAGATACACAATATGTATGAAGCATATAGAGATATGTACGAAGCTATTGGTGTAAAAAATATTGATCAAATACTTCCACCACCACAACAACCTATGCCAATGGATCCTGCTACTGAAAATATTTTAGCGATGAGTGGTAAACCTTTCCAAGCATTCAAAGGTCAAGATCACAGATCACATATTACAACTCACTTAAATTTTATGGCTACTAATTTAGCTAAAAATAATCCTGCAGTTCTTGGTGCATTAGAAAAAAATATCTTTGAACACATAGCATTCATGGCACAAGAACAAATAGAAGTAGAATTTATGGAAGAGTTACAACAATTACAGCAACTACAAATGGCAATACAACAAAACCCGATGTTGCAACAAGATCCAAACACTCAACAACAACTTTTAACATTAACTTTAGCTCTTGAAGCAAGAAAATCTAAGTTAATCGCAGAGATGACACAAGAATTTAAGGAAGAAGAGAACAAAATCATGGGTGATTTTGGAAATGACCCTGTTGCAAAACTAAAAGCAAGAGAGTTAGACCTTAGAGCAATGAACGATGAACGAAAAGCACAAGATGCAGACGAAAGATTAAGCTTAGATAAGATGAAAGCAATGATGAACCAAGATAATCAAGAAGAAAAACTTGATCAAAACGAAGATTTAGCAAAATTAAGAGCAAATACTTCGATTGAAAAGACAATTTTAAGTAAAACAATCCCATCAGCTCCAAAAATGGACAGACCAATTGGTAATGTATCAATAATAAGAGGTAAAAGTTAAAAATTATGTGGTTATCAGCAATAAAATTAGCAGTTTCAGCAGGAAGTAAAATTTATGCTAACAAGCAGAAGACGAAAATGGCAATGTCAGAAGCACAACTCATGCATGCCACTAAAATGGCCCAAGGTGAGGAACAATACCAGGGAAAATTACTAGAAGCCAGACAATCGGACTGGAAAGACGAGGCAGTTCTTATAATTTTAAGTTTGCCCGTGGTGGTGCTAGCCTGGGCAGTGATATCGGATGATCCAACTGCTATGGACAAGGTAAAATTGTTCTTTGAAATGTTCTCACAGCTTCCATCATGGTTTACAAATTTATGGATCCTTGTAGTCGCGAGTATATATGGTATAAAGGGAACACAAATATTCCGAAATGGAGGAAAAAAATAATGAGTAAAAAATCTAGAAGAAGAAATAGAAGACTTTTAACAGCATTGGCTGCATTAGGTGGTGCCGCTATGTTAGCTGGTAGAGGTAGAAAAGATGCTACTGTAAGCACTCCAACTACCATAATGGACAGTATGCCAAAAGGTATTGATAAAGTAATATCGGATGTCCCAGTAAGAACACCTACAACTATTCAAGATAGCATGCCAAGAGTTGGTATGAAAATGGGTGATATACAACCTAAAAATGTAAAATCAAAAAGAGTTATGGATGATGGTAAAGTGTTTACTATCGAAGGTGCAAAAAAAGGAATAGAACCTAAAGTTGGAAACCCTAAATCACTTTTTAAAAGTGGTAACACTATTTTTAGAGGTGGTAAACCATTTACTAAAGAAACTCTAAAAGCACAAAGAGAAATGGAAAGAGGAATGTTGCCTCCTCAACTAAGAGTACCAGTAGTAAGAACACCAGTTATAGATGATTCTTTTTTTAGTGACGCCATGGCAAAAGATGGTGGTAAAATTGTAAAAACTGAAACAGGTGGAAAAGCAGTTAGACCTAAAAAGAAAACTAGAATTCAAGTCCGAGGATTTGGAAAAGCAAGGAGATAATATGCCAGGAACAATGATGAAAAGACCTATGATGAAAAAAGGTGGAAAGGCTTTAAAGCCTGTTAAGCCAAATCAAAAAGGTTTAAAAAAATTACCCAAAAAAGTTAGAAACAAAATGGGTTACATGAAGAATGGCGGGAAAGTTAAGTAATGGCCGGTAAGGGCTTATACGCTAACATTCACGCTAAAAGAAAACGTGGGGGCAAGATGAGAAAAAAAGGTGCCAAGGGTGCACCAAAAGCATCTGACTTTAAACGTGCAAAACAAACAGCGAAAAAATAATGACTAAACTTTGTCCTAGAGGAAAATCAGCCGCGAAGCGAAAATTTAAGGTCTACCCAAGCGCATATGCAAATGCATACGCTTCTAAAATTTGTGCAGGTAAAATTAAAGATCCTTCTGGAGTTAAGAGAAAAGATTTTAAAGGACGTAAACCTGCTGCTATGGGTGGCATGATGAGACCTGGTTATATGGGTGGTGGACTTGCAGAAGCTACTGCTAGATTAAAAAGACAGGGATTAAAACGTGGTGGTATAGCTACAGGTTGTGGTAAAGTCATGAAGAATAGAAGAAAGATTACTAAGGTATATTAATATCATGGCTAAAAATGGTCTTGATAAATGGTTCAAACAAAAATGGGTAGACATTGGTTCGAAAAAAAAGGATGGCTCATTCGCAAAATGTGGCCGTTCAAAACAGAAAGCCGATGCGAAACGAAAGTACCCGAAGTGCGTCCCACTTGCAAAAGCCACACGGATGAGCGACTCGCAAAGGGCGAGTGCTGTTCGCAGAAAAAGAGCTGCGGGTAATACAGGACCAAAACCAACAAACGTTAAAACATTTGCTAGAAAAAAAATGGGTATGGGAGGTCTAGTTTGAGAACTCAAGATAGACAACCACCTAAAACTAAAAAGTATTTCAGACCCACAAAGTCTGGAGCAGGGATGACTAAAGCTGGGGTCGCCCGATATAGAAGAGAAAATCCCGGTTCAAAACTAAAAACAGCGGTCACTGGCAAGGTTAAACCAGGATCAAAAGCTGCGAAGAGACGTAAGTCTTTCTGCGCACGTAGTGCCGGCCAAATGAAAAAGTTTCCAAAAGCCGCGAAAGATCCTAATTCAAGATTGAGACAGGCCCGTAGAAGATGGAAATGTTAAATGGTAAAAAAACTAAATAAGGTAGCAAAAGCTTTAGGTAAAGCTTCTAAGTTACATAAAAAACAATCAAAAATAATTAAAAAACATATTAAGGATATGAAATCGTATGGCAGATCCAAAAGTCGGAACAGGTAAAAAACCAAAAGGTTCGGGCAGGAGGCTTTACACAGATGAGAATCCTAAAGACACGGTTGGTATAAAATTTGCAACTCCTACAGATGCTCGTAAGACTGTTGCAAAAGTTAAAAAAATAAGTAAACCTTTTGCAAGAAAAATACAAATCCTAACCGTTGGAGAACAGCGTGCCAAGGTTATGGGTAAATCACAAGTCGCTGCAATTTTTAAGAAAGGGAAGGAGTCGATAAGAAGAAATGAAAAAGGTAATACTAGAAGCACTAGAAAAAAGGTATGAGGCTCAGATAGCTGAGGCTGATGCTACTATAAAAATATACTTTGAAAATTCTGTAGGTATAGGCGAACATCCACAGCATATTGAGGAAGTAGATAAGTTGATAGAGAAAATTGCTACTGCTGAAGAAAAACTACAAGTATTAAAGGAGTTTGAATAATGGAACTATTTGAACATTTTATAAAAATACTTAAACAGAGAAAAGGAGATGTTAAAGAATTAATGGCCAGTGGTGCTATTGACAGTATGGAAAAATATCAGTATATGTTAGGACAAATACGAACTTATGAAAGTTTGTTACAGGAAATATCCACCCTGCTAGATAAAAAGGAGCAAAATGAAAAAGGAACAGTCGTCAGTATCAAATCAAAAAGTGATACTACCAAATAAAGAACTCGTTGGAGTCAAAAAAGAAATTGACGAGTCATCAAAATTACCTGAACCAACAGGTTGGAGAATCTTAGTTTTACCTTTTAAACAAAAAGAAAAAACTAAAGGTGGTTTAATATTAGCAGACGAAACAGTAGAACGATCGCAAGTAGCATCGACTTGTGGTTTAGTTTTAAGAATGGGACCTCACTGTTACGATAAGGATAGATACCCAGAGGGTCCTTGGTGTAAAAAAGGTGATTGGATTATCTTTGCAAGATATGCTGGATCACGAATTAGAATCGATGGGGGTGAGATAAGACTTCTAAATGATGATGAAGTTTTAGCGACCGTGGAAAACCCTGAAGATATATTCCACGAATTTTAACAATCATAGGAGAAACTATGCCAGAAGAAAATAAAGATATGGTAGATATAGATACTTCAGGACCTGAAGTAGAAGTAGAATTACCACAAGAGAAAGAGGAGAATCAAGATGAAACAAATCTTAAAGACGGCGGTGTCGCCGATAGTGCACCTGCGGAACCTGTTGAGCAGCCTGATGTTCGAAATGAAAAGAACGAAGGCGGTGAGGTTACACAGGAAGCTGACAAAAATGAAGGTGATAAACAACAAGACAACACTAAAGAAGTTGAAGAATATTCTGAGAGCGTCAAAAAAAGAATAGCTAAACTTACTAAAAAAATGCGAGAAGCAGAAAGGCAAAGAGAAGAAGCTTTGCGTTATGCTGATAGTGTTAAAAGGGA